CTGCCGCAGCAGCCGTCCCGCTCGCGGCAGCGGAGGCTGACAGCATCCCGGCGGCAGCACCGGAAGCGGCGGACAGTGGCAGCACCCCGGAAACGCTGCCGAAAGCGGCAGCGGTCTCGCTGGCGGCAGCGGAGAAACCGGCAGCAGCAGGCAATGGCAGCATCCCGGCGGCGCCGCAGACGGCAGCGGACAGTGGCAGCATCATCTCGGCAGCAGACGGCGGCAGCGTTTCGGTGGTAGCGGACAGCGGCAGCAGCACCCCGGCAGCATCCTCGGCCGCGGACAGTGGCAGCGCCGAGGAGCGGCAGCAGGACGGTGCGGCCGTGTTGCCGTTCGTGCAGGATCCGGCAGTGCGCCGGAGGCATCGGCAGCGGCAGCAGAGATCGAGCCTGCCGCGCGTGGCCGAGGAGCACGTGCAGAAGGTGCTGCCGTACCTGAGGGAGGTACAGAAGGACAACGGCGATATCTACGCCGTGCGGGCCACGGATGTGGAGCACCTCTTCTCTGAGGCGAGCATCCGCACGGTCCGGGCGGCGCTGCAGGTTGCCCGGCAGCGTCTTGAGGATGAGCGGCAGCGGGCTGCCGCCGAGGACAGTGGCAGCGCCGAGGAGCGGCAGCAGGACGGTGCGGCAGCAGTCGTGTAGTAGATAGCGGCAAAGCGGGGCGGCAGCACAGCGTCGCTGCCGCCCCTTCTTCATTGCCCGGCAGTATCTGGCAGCATTCAGCGGCAGCGGTGGCAACACGCTCACCTATCGGTGTCGACGGCAGCACGGGGGGCAGCGGCAGCGTCGGGACAGTGGCAGCAGTGCGGCAGCAACGTTGCTTGCTGCCACGGCAACAAGCTTGTGTTCGACTTGCAAGTCGTACACATATTCAGTACCGTGTAGGTGGCAGCAAGACACGTGGTAAGGAGAAGTCAAGATGGCCTTGATCGAGCAGGTGCAGCGGAAGACGTACTTCGAGTGCCAGATCGTTGAGGGACGCAACCCGAAGAGGCTTGTCGTCAATGAGATCGGGTACCGGGGCCACACGGCTCTCGAGATCCGCACCAAGGTGTGGGCAGTTGACGACAACGGCAACCCTGGCTGGCGCTATAGCCATGGGATGTTCATTCCCGCAGAGTTGGTACCTGAGATCAGGAAGGCATTGGAGGCGTTCGAGAAGGACCACGGCCTGACGAGTGGGGGGGTGGAGAACTGATGTCCAGGCCGCGTGTGCCGAAGAAGAAGCCCACGACGGTGTACCCGATCCACTGCTCGTCCTGTGGGACCTATCTCTTCGATGTCCACGATGAACCGGGTCGCGTCCGCGCTTTCTGCCCGTCGTGGGACGACCCGTGGTGCGCGGTCACCGCGGAACGGTTCTATCCGAACGATCGCGATAACGAATGGATCGTGTTCGCGCTCGAGGTTCTCAAGGTGAGTCTTACTGAGTTCGCCAACGACTTCGGTCTGACGCGCCATCAGGCCAACGCGGTCCGGCAGAACTACAACCGGCGGGTGATCGCCGCCCCGCAGTGAGCGCCAGCAATAGAAGGCCCGCATTATAAAGTAGCGGGCTTTTTTCATACCCTCGAATTGGTGGATTCGGGGGTACGGATGACGGACGAGAACATCGATTACGACGAGAACACCCAACTGACAGCTGAGGCCATCGACGGAGATTCTGCTATCGACGAGCTGGAAATCCGGCTCGACGAGGTCACCAAGAAGACGGTCGACATGATCGTCGACAAGCTATTAATCGTCGTCGACGAGCTTTCCGGCCACCCGCTTTATCCCTACCAGAGGCCATTTGCGCGCCGGATCATCGAGTCCCTGGTTCTTGGTGACGGCGCGACGCTGACGGCACTATTCAGCCGTCAGGCGGGTAAGTCCGAGACAGTGGCCAACACCGTGGCCGCCTGCATGATTATGCTGCCTGCCCTGGCCAAGGTCTTCCCCTACCTGCTCGGCAAGTACAAGGAAGGGCTCTGGGTCGGCGCCTTCGCCCCCGTGGATGATCAGGCCGATAACCTGTATGGCCGTATCGTCTCCAGATTGACCTCTGAGCGGGCTCTAGAGCTTATGCAGGATCCTGATATCCAGGATGGGGTAAAGGCCCGCGGAAGGACGCTCACGCTTCATTCTGGGTCCCTTGTACGGCGCCAGACCTGTCACCCCCGGGCGATCATCGAGGGCCGGACCTATCACCTGATACTCATCGACGAGTGCCAGGGCGCCGACGACCGGATGGTTACCAAGTCCATCATCCCGATGGGCGCGGCGACCAACGCCACCTACGTCTTCACCGGAACGCCGACCTACACCAAGAACATCTTCTACCGGCAGATCCAGAAGAACAAGCGCAATCAGGTCCGGCGCGGCAAGCGGCAGCTGCACTTTGAGGCCGACTACCGGGAGGCGTCCAAGGCCAACCCGCTCTACCGGCTGCACTGTGAGAAGCAGAAGGAGGTGCTCGGCGAGGACAGTGACGAGTTCAAGCTGAGCTACCGCCTGATGTGGCTGCTCGAGCAGGGAATGTTCACCACCAGCGAGCGTCTGAACGCGCTCGGCGACAAGAGCATGCAGACGGTGAAGGCCTGGTACCGTTCGCCCGTCGTGGTCGGCATCGACCCGGCCCGCAAGCAGGATTCCACCGTGGTCACCGTGGTGTGGGTCGACTGGGACCACCCCGACGAATTCGGGCTCTACGAGCACCGCATCCTCAACTGGCTGGAGCTGGGCGGCGGCATGTCCTGGGAGACCCAGTACCACCGCATCGTCGAGTTCCTCAGCAACTACTACATCCACGCCATCGGCATCGACACCGGCGGCGTGGGGGACGCGGTCGCCGACCGGCTCAAGGTCCTGATGCCCAACACCGAGATCGTCGAGCTGGGCAGCCAGCGGCCGGACCAGTCCAAGCGGTGGAAGCACCTGTATCAGCTCATCGACCGCGGAAAGATCATCTGGCCAGCGCACGCCAAGACCCGCTCCACCAAGGTCTACGAACGGTTCATCCAGCAAATGAGCGACTTGGAGCTGGAATACGTCGGGCCCTACAAGCTGGCCAAGGCGCCCAATGAGGCCCACGCTCACGACGACTTCCCGGACAGCTTGTCGATGGCCTGTATCTTGACCTCCGAGGACTATCACATGAAGGAGGTCGAGCAGAGCATCTCTCCATTCTATTCCTGAAGGCCGTTTGGCTTATCCTGGAATTGACCCCCGTTCAGGAGTGTGAAGGATGGCCTACTCTCCCACGAATTCCTCCCCGCTCGCCCCGGCGCCGCAGTACCCGGAGCGCATTTCGCCGGTGTACGAGGCGAAAATCGCGCCGAACGCTCCTGGTGGTNGNGGCCCGCTGCGTTTCCAGGAGGGTCTGGGTACTGACAGCGATGTGCCGCGCGAGTTCACCACCGGCATCATGCAGGGCTACATGACCGCGCCCGGCCGCACCAACCGGAATGCCGCGGTGTGGATTAAGCGCCCAGAGGAGACTCTTCAAGAGCGTGCTCACCCCGGCTCTTCCTCCTGGGTCATGGCGCCGACTTTCCTTGGCGAGTTCGCCTATGGCGCCCAGAGCGGTAACCGCGGTATGCCGGTTTATGAGACTGTGGTCCGGTCCGGAGGGTACTACACCCGCATGAACCCGGCCTACATCGACGACTGATGTGCTATACTGCAAAGCTCGGATGAGCTGAGTCGTTCAGAAGGCCCCGGCCAAGTGCCGGGGCCTTCTTTCATGGACAGCCCAACTCTGAGGGTCTGGCATTATCATTCCACAGCTCCACACATCTACCCTGAAATGTGTAATGCCGGATGCGTCCGCTGACGTTGGCATTGAGGGGAGGTGATAGAGGATGAGCATCGCGTTCTATCCGCCCGCTCAGCGATACGCCGGGGCCGATCTCGCCGTTACGATCAGCCCGCTAGGCCTCGTTGAGCTGGCGGATGAATTACGCCTCATCACCTCCTGAAGAGTTTGAAGTCCACGGGCCACGGCTCAACCGGTATGCGGTCAACTGGGCCTTCTATTTAGGCTACCACTACGCCTATCGGCGAGAGCCGGGCGAGCCGCAGCTGACCTTCAATTACTGCCGTGCTCTGGTCGACTTCCTCATCAATTTCTGCTATGGACGCGGTGTCACTTTCCAATCGGCTAAAGAATACTCCCATATCGTCCCGGCCCTTTTGAACCGGGTGTGGGAGATGGATAACAACAAGCAGCAGATCATCCGCGAAATCGCTCAGCAGGGCGGTGTGTCCGGCGACATGTTCGTGAAAGTCGCCTACGATCCCGCCTGGACCGATCCAGCTGGCAACTACCACCCCGGACGGGTGCGAATCCTGCCTCTGAACAGCGCATATGTCTTCCCGGAGTGGCATCCACACGACCGGGAGAGGATGATCCGCTGTAAGATCAAGTACAAATTCTGGTCGACCACCCTCGAGGGTACTCGCTCGGTATTTACCTATACCGAGATCCTCACCGATGACACCATCGAGGAGTACCTCAACGACGACCTGATCGACCGGCGCCCCAACCCGTTGGGCACCATTCCCATCGCTCACGCGCCGAACATCTCCGTATCCGGTTCCCCGTGGGGCCTGGCCGACATTCACGACCTGATTCCGCTCAATAGGCAGTACAACGAGACTGCTACCGAGATCGCGGACATNATCAACTACCANGCCGCCCCGGTCACCATCATCACCGGCGCCAAGGCGTCCAACCTGGAAAAGGGCCCCCGGAAGGTCTGGGGAGGCNTGCCGAAGGACGCCCAGGTCTACAANCTCGAAAACGGCGTCGATCTGACCGGGCCCCTGGCCTTCCTCCAGCTGCTCAAGCGGGCCATGCACGAGCTTGCCGGTGTGCCGGAAACGGCGCTGGGGCAGGTTCAGCCGATTTCCAACACCTCCGGCGTGGCCCTTTCCATCGAGTGGCCGTCCTGGTCGGGCACCGAGGCGCAGAAGGACGCCGAGGTGGACGCGTTCAACCAGGTCATCGCCTCCGTGGTCGCCGAGTTCGATGCGATGGTGCAGCTGGTCGACATCGACGCTGCCATCGCTAAGAACCCCAAGTACCTGTGGGATGGGCTGCACCCCAACGAGCTGGGCAACGCCCGGATCGCTGATGCCTGCCTGGATGCTATCCGCTGCCTGTCGCCGCCGCAGAGTGGGCATGGGGTGACGGCGAGCTTCAACCCGCCTGCCAACCGGCCGGGCCCAGTGCGCCGCCCGCGGCGGAATGCCACCTGGTATGCGCCGGAGTTTCGCGCCAAGGGCACCGACTACACCCCTGTCACGGGGGATCTGTGGGCGGTGCCGTTCATGGTGACCGAGGGCCGGGAGCGGTTCGTCACCGCGGGTGTTCGGGTGGCCCAGGGTGGTACCCAAAGCGGTTCGATTCAGACCTCCTTGGCATCCGAACTGGAGGAGAAGGAGGTCCAGATCGAACCTCCTACGACCGGTGTAGGCGGTTCGATTTGGCACAGTAGCCGGTTCGATTTGAACCGCCCTAGCGCCGGCGACTTAGTCCCTCCAGTTGTCTGGTTCGCCTACGTCAGCTTCCCCAGCGGTAACACTCGCAAGCACCTTCGGCCGTCTGTTCTGTACTACATCGACGAGCAGGCGGCCAAAGCATGGTGCGAGCGGAAAGTCGAGTCGATCGCGCGTAAGCTCGGCGACAGCTCCGACCGGTGGCGGATCATCGCTCACGTCGAGGCCGTTCCCCGGGACAAGGGTGTCGGGGAGGTGTTCTACAACGCCTTCTACGGCGCCGTCGGTCCCGGCTTCCAGTGGACGGCCATCGGCCACCATCCGAGCGACATGTTCGCATCCGGCGGGGTTCGCCAGTAAGATCGACGCAAGCTGGTCCCCCGAGGCCTCCCAGTTCTTGGTGGAACTTGGTTCCGGGGGACCGGCCCTTTATTTTTCCCAACTTGACGCATCTCAACTTGAGGGGTCTACCGTCAAACGCTGTACATAGCGGACGGAGACCATCGTGTGCACCACCACCGACACACCGACTGAACCTGCCTACTGCCAGGTCTTCCTCGGTGGGCCGCGGCACGGGCGGCCTCTTCCGGGCGACGTCATTGAAAGCTGGGCCGAGGTCTCCCTTCCGGCATGGGATCCGCAGCTGGGGGCGGCGTGTGAGAACCCGGAGTGCCCGCGGTGGCGCATCGTGACCTACCGCCGGTGGGAAACCGAGATCCTCGGTGAGCGCATCACCTTCTGGGTGTGCGAGGACAAATGGCGCGAGCGGCAGAAGCTCGCCCGGCAGGTTCTGCTTTTTCCCCTGGAGCGCAAGTGACACAGGAATATCTCACCTACATCATCAACCCGATGCTGCTGATCCGCGAGTGGCATGAGGCGGTCAACCAGCCGCGGATCTTCGAGCTGAACGACCCTGCCGAGCGGCAGAACCTTATCCGGCTGCGGGCGACGCTGATCGAGGAAGAGTTCGCCGAGGTCATCGCCGAGCTGAAGGCGCTGTACCAGGGGGAGGGCGACATCGCCCGGCTGGCCAAGGAGCTGGCCGACCTGGCATATGTGGTCTACGGCACCGCCGACGTCTTCGGCATCCCGCTCGATGAGGTCTTCGAGGCGGTCGACGCCAACAATAAGACGAAGATCGACCCGGAGACCGGGCGGGTTAAGAAGCGCGCCGACGGCAAGGTCGAAAAGCCCGAGTGGTATAAGCCGATCTCGCTGGACGAAATCCGCGACATCATTAACTCGTACTAACAGTACAAAACGCTCAAACGGTACCATCGATTCAGGAAATTCCCCCGACTGGATCGGCGGTACCGTTGTCTTTTGAGCCTGCTGACCTCGCCTCCGAGTTGCCAGTGCTCGGTCCGCTGGCGGGGCTCGTCCTATATCTCTTTATTACAGAGCGCATCGTTCCGGGCCCGGCTTATCGCCGTGTGGTCAACGAGAATAAGCGGCTCGCTGCGGAGAATAGCCGCCTGACTAGGCGCATTGAAGAGGTCATCCCGCTCGCGAAAGGGGCGGTCGAGGCCGCCCGGATCAACGCGGTCGCATTCACTGATCTGGTCAAGACGCTTGAGAGTGTCCAGCAGTTGCTGACCGAGGCTAAGGCGGCGTCGGACGAGGAATGAGGCGACATGAGCTGGGGCATCCAAGCGAACCGCGAACCACTAGACGAGGTTATGGAGATCATTCGTACCTCTCAGGAAGAGATCCGCGGTTACCTGGAGCAGATGCGGGCGGGCGCCCTTCAAATCCAACGCATCCGGGAGCGCTTCGAACAGGTTGTAAAACTGAGCGGTGAGGACCATGCACGTTGAGACCTGCTATTTCCACGAGGGCCAGCACTATGGCCCGCCCGGCTGCTATCACGAGCAATTCCCGGAGGAGTACCCGCCGGGGTGGACGGTACAACATTTGAGCCGGGGCGAATCATACTGGATTGTGAATAGAGGAAAGGAGGCGCCGGATGGCGCTTAGATCTCCTGCGGACACTTCAACTCCGAATTACTGGGGCTGTGACTGGTATGAGCGGTACCGCGGGTGGACGTGTCAGAAGCCTACTGCGTGTCCGCCGCCGGTGACTTCCGCTGAGATTTACGGCCATGGCATGACGCCGTACATGGCCGAGTACCCGGGCAGCTGATGTGATTCCCCGGCCCCGCTGCCGAGAAATTTGGCGGCGGGGCCACTCGGTTCACCGGAGACGTCGTGCGTAAACGCCATAACCCACATCGAGCGCGAAAGTACGCCCAAAAGAGCGCCAAGACGACCGCCCGGCTGGTTGCTCAGCAACAACAGCAGCAGGCGCAGCCACCCAAGCCGCCCACGCCGCGCGTCACCACACGCCGCATACCGATCCGGCGCGGTCTGCCCGAGCGCAGCGCGCAGCGGATGGCGCAGCGTCTACAGGACGTCCTTGAGGGACAGACCCGGCCGACCAGGGCGGCGGACCGATGGGCTGACATTCTCGCGCCCACGGACGAGAAGCGGGCCGCACGAGACCGGATGCTGCAGTCCGGGCTCACCCGGAGCATCCGCCAGCGCTCCGACCGCCCGCAGGGGATCGAGATGGATCCCATGGCGTGGTGGGCGCTGGAAATGGCCAAGGAGGGCAACGACGTCTACCTGCTGCCCTACCAGCCGACCCCGTCGATTAACCCGCCCCGGCCGCGGACGCTCGCCGCCGGTTACGATTTCTCCACCCGCACCCTTCGCATCCGCTTTAGGAACGGTAAGGTCTACGGGTATTACAACGTCCCGCCGCGGGTGTGGGAAGACTTCCAGCAGGCAGCCAGCCCGGGACGGTTTATAAACCGCGTTCTCAACCGCTACCCCTACGCGCACGAGCCCGAACTGGATATTCCGACGGGCATGCACTAACTAAGCGTTACCAGTCTTGCCGCGCTGCTGCCTACGGTGCGGGGTATGGCAAAGGTTCTGACGGTCGGGCCGTTCTACTTCCAGATCCTGCGTCTTGAGCGGGGAACCGACCTGATCCACATCGCCGATACCCAGGAAGTCCTCTACCCCTACCGGATGGGGAAGGCGTTAGTGCTCCGCATCGGTGGAATCGGTTTCGTCGCTGGGATCTGGGTCGGCGCCGCCGAAGATGAGGACCTTGCTATGGCGCTCGCCATCAAGGCGAGGCCGGATCAGCTTTTCGACGACGAGGGGCGCCTGCTGGATCGGTTCGAGCGCCAGCAGATGCGAAAAGACGTCGCCCGATCCGTCACCAGCCTGGATGAGGAATGGAAGATCGTAGACGCACTGGGCCTGCTGGAGGACGACTAGTGGGATTCTTCCGGCGGCGTGATGATGGGCGGGAAAGTATCCGGCTCAAGGCGGCCAAGCGGCTTGACCGGCTGCCCGCGCGCGAGGTGATGAACTTCGTCGACGCCTCCATGGCCGGGGCGTGGAAGGCCATGGAGGATTACGCTAAGAAGCCGGATTCGTTCCTTCTCGACGAGGCGGAACGCGGGCTGCAGCAGGCGCTCGGCGCCATCGACAGCCTGCGTAACCGATTGACTTCCTCCCCTCCCTGAAGGGAGGGGATTCCAACCCTCACGGGTTGGGTTTCCTGCTTCACAGCCGGTCGCCCGCCGGGCTTGAGCCCATCAGAACCTCCCGAGGGGACCGTCGCCTTCAGGCGACGGTCCCCTCGGGAGGTTCTGATGGATGCCAATGTGCACCTATTCGTACCGGGTGACGGTGGTGCGGGCACGCCGCTTCAACCAGATGATCGGCCACGCCATGCCGGCCGTTAGAACAATCCAGAGGATGTCACCGACCGTCCATGCGGGTTTGGTCACGCTCTTGCCGACCTGCTTCACCTGCATGGGCTGATGCGGGTGCGGCTGCGGCTGGGCGTAGCTGGGCTGGGTGTGCGCTTGGGGCGGGTAGGGCTGGGCGTAGCCGGGCGGGTATTGCCCTTGCGGGTATTGGGGCTGCTGGTTGGTCACGATCGCTCCACGATGGGGTGGTTGTGGATGTTCCCGTGGGTTGATGATCCACCAGCAGGGGTTACGGATCTAGGGCACTGAGACTAGATCGTTATGACGCGATTTTCTGGCGCTGTTCGCGCTCGAGCGCGGCCCGGCGCGCCCGGTAGGTGCGGCCGAACCGATTACCAATCCTTTGCCTGATCGGTAAGCGAAAGGAGAAGGTCATGAGCGCTTCGCGCTCTGGGCTGTCCCGGCTTCGCCGGGTCACCCCTGAAGGGGCCCGGATTCCTCCCTGCCCTGAAGGACGGGGCCTCCTCCGGAGGTCTTGGGTGAAGGCCATCAAGGGCCGCTCGTCCCGCGTGCTGCGGGAGGAGTTCCCGCACCTGAAGTCCCGGCTGCCGACGTTGTGGACGAACTCCTACTTCGTAGCCACGGTCGGCGGCGCGCCACTGGCGGTGGTGAAGCGGTACGTCGAGCAGCAGAAGGGACGCTGAATGCTGACCGGCCGCCGCTACCTGCTGGCCTTCACCCCCGAGCAGGAGGAGTTCGCCGAGAAGATCGGTGACGCCTGCCGGGTTGTGTGGAACACCGCGCTGGAGCAGCGCCGACAGTACCGGCGGCGCGGCGCGTTCATCGGTTACGTAGAGCAGGCGCGGCAGATGGCCGAGGCCAAGAAGGACTTCCCGTGGCTGGCCGAGGCCCCATCGCACACGCTTCAGCAAACGCTCCGCGACCTTGAGCGGGCATGCAAGACGCACGGCACGTTCAAGGTCCGCTGGCGCTCCAAGCGGAAAAACGCGCCGACGTTCCGCTTCCCCGATCCCAAGCAGATCACGGTGGAACGGCTCAACCGCCGATGGGGCCGGGTCCGCCTTCCCAAGCTGGGCTGGGTCCGGTTCCGCTGGACACGGCCACTGGGGGGTGTGCTGCGCAACGCGACCGTGCTCAAGGACGGCGGTCGCTGGTACATCTCGTTCTGTGTCGAGGACGGGCTGATGGAGTCCGCACCGAATGGCAAACCCCCGGTGGGGGTGGATCGTGGTGTCACTGTCGCAGTCGCCACCTCGTCCGGGTGGATGCGTGACCGCGAGTTCGTCACCCCAGGGGAGGCGGTACGGCTCAAGCGTCTTCAGCAGCAGCTCGCCCGGCAACGGAAGGGCTCCAACCGGCGCGCGGCCACCCGGGCGAAGCTGACCAAGCTGAACGCCCGCATCCGCGCCCGGCGTACCGACTTCCTGGCGTGGACCGCCAACCGCCTCACCCGTGACCACGGACTGGTCGTTGTGGAGGACCTCAACATCCGAAACATGACCGCCTCTGCCAAAGGCACGCTTGCCGAGCCGGGGAGGAACGTCGCCGCCAAGGCTGGGCTGAACCGGGCGATCCTGGCCAAGGGATGGGGCGGACTACTGACCGCCTTGGAGCACAAGGCTCGTTACAACGGCTCCCGTATTCTGCGGGTGCCACCTGCGTTCACATCGCAGACCTGCCATGCCTGTGGGCACTGCGCGCCGGACAACCGTGAGAGCCAAGCGGAGTTCCGGTGCCGCGCCTGCGGCCACCAGGCCAACGCCGACGTGAACGCGGCTAAGAACATCCTCGCCGCCGGGCTGGCGGTGACAGGGCGTGGAGACCTCGCCGTTGGGCGGTCTGTGAAGCGCCAACCACCCAAGGTTGAGGCAGCGTGAACGCGCCTCAGCCACGGGAATCCCCCGCCTTCAGGCGTGGGGAGGAAGTCAAGCAGCAGCCCGGCAGACCGTGCTGAGGGCGCTCGCCATGTTGCGCGACCTAGGGGTGGTGTACACGGTGGAGCACCTTGGGTCGTTCGTGCGCCTTGGGTCGGACCTGGTCACCGTGATCACCGTGGAGCCGGGTATGCGGGTGGTGCCCCGGCCGGCCAGTGAGACGGAGCGCGCCGAGCTCGACCTTCCCCCCGGCGGGTGGGTTGTCGTGGTGGAGCGGCCCGGCCGGGATGCGCAGGTGTTGCCGGCCGACCGGGTGGAACTCCGCGGCCCCGCGTCTTGACCGGTGGTGTCGCCTGGACGTAAAGGCGGGCTGTGGTCACCGTATGCGCCGAACCTTGATGGGCATACGGGGGGCCTGGCATGGTGCATGAGCCGACGATCGGTGAACTTTCGCGGGGGATCCAGCGCCTTGAGGAGCAGGTCAAGGCGCTCGGTGCGGTATTCGCGAGGTTCGCGACAACATTCTGACCGTCGGGCTCATCCGGCAGCAGGTCGGGCATCTTGAGCAGCGCATCGGTGAGCTCGCCGACTCCGTGGGCGCGCTCGATGCCCGGTTGCGCGCCGCGGAAAGCGACCTTGCCGCCCGCAAGGACGCGGCCGAGCGGAGCAAACGAACGGCGACGTGGATTTCGGTGGTGATCAGCACCGCCGCGTTCCTGGCGAACATCCTCTACCAGGCGTACAGCTGACTCCCGGGCGACGTTAACCCCCGCATGCGGCACTCTCACCGGTCGGCGGTAGCCGATGAACGGGGGAGGTGCCGCATGGTGCATAGGAAGCCCACGGTGAGCGAGCCTCTGCTGCGGCTGTGGCGGAGCCTTGGCCAGAACGTGTTCGCGGCCGCGGTCACGGCCGGCGGTGCGGCGATCATCAACGCCGGGCCGGATGTGGGGGACCCGCAGACGTTCGTCATGATCGGCGGGCAGGCCGCGATTGCCGCGATGCTCGCCTACGTCTACGCGAAGCTGCGGCCGAACACCGGCGGCCGTATCCCGGAGGCGCCGGTTCGGGCGGGCCGGTCCTGGCTTCAGAACCTGCTCGCCGGTGTCATCGTCGCGGTGGCGAGCGCAGTGGCCGGCGCCGAGGTGACCGATCTGGCGACCCTGGGTGTGCTGGCCGTGGAGGCGGCGGTCGCGGCTGTGATCGCCTAAGTGTACAACCTGGTCGCCCCGCTGCCGAGGGATGCGCTCGCCGGCGACTGACCAGTTCGCGGTTTCACCAGGCGCGGTTACGTGCCATCATGAGGGGTGGGTTTCCTCCCAATGGGTGGGGACCCTTCCGGGTTAGCACCCGCTGCCGGGTGGCGATGGAGTTCCAACCTCCGCTTGAGCCGGCCGGTGGCGGGTGCATTCGTTTTGGCGGCCCAATGGGGAACTTGAAGGCCCGGCCATCGCACCCGGGTTCGTGGCGGTAGGTGGCTGCCGGATGGTCATCGCTTGAGGCCGGCGGTGACCGGTTGCTGTGGGCCGGGGGCGATCTCCCGGGGGTCTACGTGCCGGGTGCACCAGTCGTCGAGCTTGCGGGCGGCCTCGGCCGGGTCGGCGGGGCAGGAGTCGTGCACGATGGCGACGCAGGTGGGGCGTAGCGCGGCCCACACGCCGCGCGGGTCGTCGGATAGGGCAGTTAGGTCGAGGTGCTCGTAGTTGTACAGGGCTTCCTCGGCGCTGATGCCGAAGATGGCGCCGATTTCCTTCCACGGTGTGCCCCGGAGGAGCTCGGTGATGATCGTGCGGGCGATGAGCTCGTTGACTACGCGGCGAATTTGGAGGGCCTGCTGGAGGAGCTGCCCGGGGCGCAGGTTGCGGTCTCCGGTGGTGGGGACGAGTAATAACGCTCGATCGACGACAGCGGCGGCCGCGTTGGAGACGCCGATGCGGGCGGCGTCGGCACCACTGAGGTCATCAGCGGTGATGACCGTGCGGTCCTGGTGGGGCATTGGGGGGACCTCACTCCTCAGGGATCGCTCTAGTACAGAGTAGGAACCTTGTCCACTTGTGACTATGTGGCAGCGCCCCACCCCTCGCATCGGCAGGGGTGGGGCGCTGCTCGTTGTCCGGGTTACTTGCGCGGCCGGCCAGTGCGCCGCTCCCAGGTGCTGGTGAAGGCGAGCACGTCGTCGAGCAGGAAGACCGGGCCAGCCGCAGTTACGGCGACTGGGGCGGGGAAGTTCGGGTTCTGGTCGGCGAGCTGCCCGGCGCGCTGCCGGGATACGCCCAGGATGGTGGCAGTCTCGGTCATCCCGACCAGGGGCGGGCTGACCGGCTTTGGCTCGGCGTCCCCGCGGGCGACGGCGACGCCGCAGTAGGGGAGCGGCTTGCCGAGCACCTCCCGGCTGGCCTTGGTGAACGTGCGCGCGGCCGCCGT